TGCGATGTCGTTGATTGCATTGATGAATCAGCAACGCAGCCAATGTTGGGGTAGCTATCGGGGTAGCAATTCACTTGCTCTTGAGCTTGGGATCCTGGAAGCGCTTCGGTCGCTCAAGCAAGCGATTGTACTGCACGTCGATAGCACCTACAGATGCCTCTCGCTGTCCGGATGCAATAGCTAAGAGCTGCTCGTCGGAGAGCGTTTCAATCTTAACGTTATGGTCAAAACTCGCGTATCTGACCTCTCTCCACTCCTCGGGGTCAGTGTTTTTTAATGCGAAAATGGTTGCAGCGACCTCGCCACTCTTTTCGCATGACATCAACTTGGTTTCCCAAGGAACAAGACGCATTGCACGAGCACGCGTGACCGCGTCAGAAAACTCAGGATGCTTGGAACACCATTCGTACATTGTTTCGCGTGACTGTCCGATTGAGCCGGCGAATGCGGCGAGTGAGTAGCCGGTGCGCATGTAGTCCATCACTTGCTCGCAGTATTCAGGCTTGTACGTGCTTGGCCGGCCAGTCCGATAGTTCGGGTCTCGTTGATGTGCGAGTGGACGCTTTTGCGCGAATGGCGCCATTTGCATTCATCCTTCGTTGCTCACGATATAGTGAATGACCTACATCTGTGATAAGATTGACTGATAGGAAATAGCTTCCTATATTGGTTGCATCAACAACGGAGCAGAGCGATGCAAACGATCCGCCAAATCAACGGTTTTCTGGTTTCCCCGATTCTTATGATTACGGGTTTTCGTTTCTCCAAAGACTATCGATGGGGCGTCTCTTGTTATCATCGCATCATCTACGCAATGGTTGACACGGTTGGGGCAAACATCAAAGCAGGAATTTAACAAACCTTAATTGCTTTATGCGCGGCTCGGGCAACCGATACCGCGCTTGAGGCAGTAGAGCGATCCGCTCTGATTGGAAAAAGGAAAACGTAAATGAAATGGTTTGCTTTCAAAGCCCACAACACGCCTGTGATGTATGGCTACGGCACGTTTAGACAGGCGCGACGTTATCAAGACTATCTCAACACCAAGCGCCTATTCAATCGATACACATTAACTCGCATTAAGGATTCGACGGCCATCAATGGCGTTGAGTTCAACCTGCGCGACGAACTTTACGAGTTGTTCCGATGAAAACGTTCATCATTCGCTGGACATCCTCGCAAGGTCGCATTGTCGACACCAAGCTGTATGCTGCATCAGCCAGGGATGCGCTCGAACGTTTTCGCCGTGACTTTGCCATTCTGCTGGTGACGCGACGGATCCCGCGGGAGATGGATTATTCCATAACCGGTATTTTCGACGCAACATGGTTTGATGGCATCGATGGGTCACCGGAAGGAATTCATTTACACCTAGTAACGCAATGAAACGCGAAGAAAAAGCACGTGAGGCGGCTCGGCAATATGCTGAGTCGCTGCGTGATGTCATCACACCAATTGCCAATCTGCCAACTCGTGAAATTGCCCGAGCGCTCAATCGTGAACGATTCGTCACCAGCCGCGGCGGCCAATGGTCGTCGATGGCGGTGTCTCGATTACTCAAACGCCTGGAGTTGCGGCCATGACCGCCGACGAGTTACGCGAAACGCTGCACAAGTTCGACATAAGCCAGGCCGGCTTTGCCCGTGCCATTGGCGTCAGCGATCGAATCGTGCGCTATTGGATTGCGGGACGGTATCCAATCCCGCAGCGAACCGTAGCTGTCATCGAAATCATGGCGGAGTTGAACGAAATGAGAACCACGGAAAAGAATTTTGCCGAAACAAACACCTAACGCGGTTTTTTGTCAAATGGCGGGGCTGTCGCCCCGGTAATTTTATCGGGGTCTCCGATCAAATCTCTGCCAAAACCCATCCAGCTGGTCAGCAGCCTCGAGAAGCAATTGGCCCGCTCTTTTTCGTCCCTGGCTTTGCGAAGCGAACCCCATCAACGCTCCGACCGTCATCAGGGGATAATCCCGGCAGGCCACCAGGTCTGCCACGTGAGCCGGTTCCTCACCGATCGCCATGCGTGCAGTGCGGTAAATTTGCTTATGGTTCAGTTCCTTTTCATTCCTGGCCAGCCCTCCCATAGCCGAAGGATTGATGGCGCGTATCCTGTCCAGGTCGAAAGACGATAGCGCACCGGCAAACCCGGCCGCGTACCAATGCAAGGCGTATCGTTGCAGGGCCGAGAATTGCTGCTGCGAAATATTCTTGCGCAGGAACAATTTCCCAAGATTGTCGTCCATCATGGTGAAGCGGCGTGAGCGACCTTCACCACCTTGCGTGAAATAGCCATTGCTGCGCTTTAGACGGTCACTGGTTGGTCCTTCCATCGCCAGGCTGACTAGCTTGCCCTTACGTTTCCTGCCCATCAGCGAGCCTCCTATTGGCTACCGTCGCTCTTTAGCGGCCAGGTTGAGTTCCACGTTTTGACCACAATCAGCCACCCCCCTGGGTGACGAAAAATGACGACGGAACCCCTATATTCTCCCATATTTTTTATTTTCCTATCTTTCTTCTTATCCCTTTACCTTCTATAGACATATTTCTAAAGTTAGAAGGTTTGTTGTCACCTCTTGTCACCACCTCCCATAACCACCTGTCGTTAAATAACTTTTTGGCGGTGACAAGACAGGTGACAAGAGGGTGACAAGAGCCTTAAAAAGTGTCCTTGATGTCACCGTAAAATTCTCTTGTCACCCTCTTGTCACCCCTCTTGTCACCCTCCTTGTCACCCACAACCTCTGGCTTCACTGGCCTGAAATGGTTAGGATCTCCCGTGCTGGCTCCGAGGGCCTTGCCCTGGAACGTGACGGCTGTGCGGCCGTGGTCGAAATGCTTTTTGCCTTCTTCATTGAGCTTGAGACCGGCCACGAACCTTGTCTGCTTGGTTCGCCGATCCCTGATTCGCTTGTCGTGCAATGACCGGATAGCGATGCCGATTTGCTTATTATTGGGCAATTTCCGGGTTCCGTCGCCATAATTGAAAACGTGCCAAGAGGTTACAGCTAGGCAAAAATCGCAATGTGCGACCTCCCAGTTTTCGTCTATGTCGCAACATTCCTCGACGAACGCCTCGACGATGTTAGCCTCGCGCCAGATTGACTTTTTCTCCTCCAGGCTATCGGCACTAATGGTAATGGCACCGCGCATCTGGGCCCGTCGTAAGCCCTCTACAGCCCATGCCAGCACGCCTTCGAGTTCACGGGCAGCCACCATTTGGCCGGGGCCGGCAAAGCCTTCGGCACGAGCCCACTTGGCGACACCAATTAGGCTCTCATCGTCAAATCCAGCATTACAGGCAATCGGCAGGATCCGGGATATGATGGCTTCGGTATTTTCCTTGAACTTGGGCGAGTGATTGCTGCCCCAAAGCGCTGGGCCGTTGTAGCGGACGGACACGAATGGCCCGTTCTTGATGTTGGCGGTCACGGTTTCACCGGTAATCAGGCTCTTGACCAGATCCGACGTATGCCAGGTCGATTGATCGAAGGCTTCATGCAGGATCCAGGGCAGGCGTTGCCGGAACGGCGTCAGGCCGTGGTTTTCAAGTTCGCTCAGGCTGATTGAGATGGCACCCCCGAACAGCGTCTCGAATACATTCAAAAGCGATGACTTGCCGCAATTGGTTCCACCATGTAGCACCATGGCCCGTCGCAAGGCACGAGGGCGATTGTCGATCAGGCCGGCTCCGAGCAGTTCCTGGATTGATTTGATATTGTCTTTTTCCTCTGGTTCCGGGAAGCAATCCTTGAGCATTCGGGTCCAGAGCGGTGATTGAGCCTGCCAATTGAATTTACAAGGTACCCGCCAGGAGCAGTAATGTTCGCGGGCTGGCGGCGTAACTGTCAGGTCGCTGGGGTCGACCAGGCCGGAGATGGTGGGCACTTTGCCGTGCTGGTTCCAGGGTGGGTCGCATTCTCGTCGGAACCTCTTATCAGCCTTGATATCCTCGCGCACCTCGTTGCGGACATTGATGGTGCAGAGCTCGTTCAGATCGTTGCAGCAGTTCTGGATTTCGACATTGATCCATGAATTGAAGTTATCCACAGCTATCCACATCCCATCATGATACCGCCAAGGCAGATCCTGGATGAACATCAAATCATCGCCGATGACCTCTTTCAGGCATTCGGAGATGCGTTTGAATTTTTTGCTTTTACCTTGTTGCGCAACATTCTTTGCCTTGGCGCCAACAGCCTGACGGGCTGCGTCAAGATCGACAATGTTGTCGTTCTGTTCTTCATCATCTGCTCGGGACTTATTGGTCTGCCGCGAAAAGGAATAAGTCCCGACGCGCTCCTTGACTTCCTCATGAACTGCCTCATCCCTTTGAATTGTCCCGAATTTTTCCAATGCGCTGACGCACATTTTCTCAATGTTGCGCTCCTCACGCGCCCAATTCCAGCGCGAACCATAATCGCCAGCGGCAATTCGGGTAGCGTGTAGCAGTAGATCAATAATCTCCTGCTGCGGCACGCCTTGGCGAACCAGGGAGGCCGAAACTTGCAGTTGGGTTTGGTGGATGGCGGCATCGCCAACGCCTTGATAGCGCATCTGCTCAAGACGTTGCGCAACATCGATGGGTGGGCGAAACCCCATCCGATTTGCAATTTCGAGGTAGGGATTTGGATGTGATTCGGCAGGCGATTTTTCGACCACTGCCTTTCGTTTGATCACAGGCGATTGCTCGTCCAGCCATTCCTCCAAGTCGTCGAGTTCATAGAACCGCTGCGACCAGGACAAAACCACCACTTCCCGCCATTCGTTGAATTTCGAATTGTGGGAACCGGGCAAACGCAGGAGGGCGGCCGGATGGGCTACGGCCAGATCCCCGCCGACAACATCGGCCAGGCGGCGCAGGCAGTCCTCTATCCGTTCAAGGTATTCCTGTGTGAACAACGCTTCCTTGAATTGCCAGACGATGTGCAGGCCATGACCAGACCTAACCACGCCGGTAGGTGGCAGGCGAAGGCCGGCAATAATGTTTTCGGCTGCCGCACTGGCGATCTCGATATCCTTGAAATCGACATCGACGATGAGCGCGGCCGTTTCCAGGCAATTTTCCTTGTTGCGCTGCTGGCCTTCGGCGATGGTCGACATGGCGTAATAGAGGCCGCGGCCGGGCCGGTCCCAGCGATTGCAAAAGCTAATGATGTCGGAGGCTTCGCGGCTGTGGCGAGTGCGGACTCCGGATTTTTCGCTCGTCTTGTCATTGGGCAGGGAACAGAGGAAAACCGGACGACTAGTCGACGGACCAAAAAGCTGGCGCAAATAGAGTACCGCCGGATGCTCGGTCATGAGACCCCCTTAAAAAAATACCCAGCCGCGTTTAAACGGCTGGGTGTGATGGCGGTTAGAAACGTGCTTTGGGCAATTTGGCCGCGGTCGGGCCGGTCTTGGCGGCCGGCTTGGCGGTATAATCGCCAGGCTGTGGGCGGGGTACGGAGCGAACAGGCGGAGTTTCCCGTGCCGCTATTGCTTCTTCTTCTTCATGATCCGGTGACAATTCTCCGCCAGTGTCTTTCATTTCCAGGGCTTCATCGATAGTCTTGCGATTAGTCCATCCGATAATATTCAGCACCGGTATTTTGATGGTGCCGAACTGCTTGGTGGGATGTTCGTAGGAAGACACGTCAAGCGACACTACCGGAAATTCATTGGGGCGGTGGCGCATGCTCTTGCCATAAGCCTTCGACAATTGCCCGATCGCTTGCAGGCCGCCACGGGAAGCAGTGGCATAGGTATAGAGTTCCTGTGTCTCCATATCCATCATCACCAGATAATTGGAAAACTGCCATGGATCGCGTGGGGATCCGGAACTGTCGGCAGGCCAGTATTCCCGCTCAGTGTCTCCCAGCTCTGAGCGGCGGGGCGGAGTATATCCATCCATGACACGGCCCATCACCTGCTCGACCGGCTTAGCATCTTCCCATTTGATCCAGCCGATATAGAACTCCTGCATATTGACCACGAGCTGTGCATCCTGGGCCATTTCCGTCGATGTCTCGCCGGAGATCCATTCGCCGAACTTGTTGAATTTCAGCAATTTGCCGATGATTCGGGTGCGAGCTGCGGATTCGCCATAGGCCACATAGGGATTGTCGTCGTCTGATTTGACGATTCCGGTTTCCTGATTTTGGGTCACGATGTTTGACATTTGTTTAGTCTCCTAGGTTGAGGTTGGTGGTCTGGTTTCTCATCGCGTTACAGACCCCCGGTTTGCTACCGGAACGCATCATCTTCGCTTACGTCGTGGGGGACGAACGGTAAGCGCAGGATGAATAACGAAACTACTTTGCAGTGACGGTGAGCCGATCGGATGCTTCGGACATGCTGATGTAAGGCTCAGTATCGATGCCAGCACTTTGTGCTGCTTCGCGCAAGCCCTTACCATCGATGATCTCGCGGCCCTTTACTGATGACCATGATACCGATACGCCATGACCGACAACGCGCCGAAGTTTCTTTTCCTGCAAACGTTTTTTGATTTCGGTTTGCAATTCGCGGACCTGTTTTTCGGCGCCGTCGCGGGCACTGACCATGAACAGATATTTTTTGGCTTCCTCGGCTATTTCAGCGACGAATTGCGGATCCGCCACGCCGCCATCTTCCGGCACATCCTTACGCTGTCGGCCACAGGCAATTGAGAACGGGCAATATTTGCATTCCTGGCCGCCGGCGATCCATCCCTCGGGCGCAATTTCGCGCATGCTTTCAGCGGTGAGAATGGCCTCGGCGCGTTTTTGCGCTGCAGCGTAATAGTCCGGATCAAATTTTATTTCAAATTCTTTGGTCTCCGACAGAAATGATGCATCGGTATAGGAGACGATCGCCTTGTCGCACGGATATTCGCCCAGTGCATTGAGAATGCCCATCTGCATTTGCGCCTGATAGACATGTTCCGGTTTCGGTTCGTCCAGCTTGGCGCGGGGATCGATGGTCTTGAATTCGATCAGCAGATAGTGGCCATTAGTTCGCAGCAGGCAATCCGGAGTTGCGGACAGGTACCCGTCAAAGAAGGTGCGCTGTTCCTCGCCCATGAACATCGCCAGATGATTGAACTTGGCGCGCATGGCAGGCACCAGCAGGTGCTTTTCGATTAGATTGCCGCGCTCCCTGGCACCCCATGAATCATGCGCATCCGGATCCCGCGGTACGGCGAGATCCGGATCGTCTTCGAATTTGGTGCAGAAGATCTTGCGTGCGCACTGGCCAATTTCGGAAGCACCGATGGATTGTGCGCGGTCATGTTTCCAGGTCTTTTTTTGTGCGGTGACGTATTCGGCTACGGCTGTGGTTACGATGCTCATGCTCATGTTTCCTTTTTATATTCCTTTTACGTTTCAATGTTTACGTTTAAGCCACGTCAAAATTCCCCACGCGATGCCTATAACATTCGCTTTTCTTTTTGCCGTTCCTGTCCGTGAAATAAATCATTTTTTCCCCGGCATTGATGATCCGGTGGCAGGTCGGGACATGGCAGATGGTTTCCCGCGTGGCAATGATGATCGTGCCGGGATCTGAATCTTCCGGTTCCTCAATTTGATGAGGCGCGGCTGGGTTGGATACTGCTTTTTGCCGTTCGCGAAGTGCCCAGTCGAGCAATTCGCCCATTTTGGAAGCTGGCTGTTTCATCTCAAACAGCTCTTGCGCTGTTTTCCATGCCCAATCACTGACTTTGATGCTGTGTCGACGCAGATAGTCGTCATTCATGTCGCTCTCCTCTCGTTCGCGCTGTGTATTACGTAACAACTTTAGTAGTTCGGATTTCCTTCTACAAGTTTTTCCTTGATCATCTGGAAAATGGTGAGTTGTTCACCAGGCAGGGCATCGTCAATGGGCGCAAAGCCGTTATCCACACGCAAATTTATAATCGCCTCATCAATGCTCGATAGTAGGTAAGCACGTATATTGCGATCGGCATGACGGAACCAGTCAAGACGATCGAGGATATCCAGTAATCTCTCGCCATCTTTGAGGGTCATCAACCTTAGGAACGATTCTATTTGCTGGATCTGCTTGCCCCATGGCCCGTCAAGGAATGCCTGGGTCTCGGCATTGATCCAGCGTTTGGCCCGTGAAATCTGTCTTGATCGTTCGGCCAGAGCTTTTTCAGCACCACGCAAAACCATTGGCGCTTCCCGCTCTGACCGAACGATCTTGACCGCCGGCTTGCGCTTTCGCTTTGCGACGGTCTCCCCATAGTTAAGGAAGGAATTCATTTGGCTCCCCATGTACCATGACAATAATGAATGAACCGCACTTTACCTCGCTGTTTTGGATGTCCCTTGCAATGACGCTGCAGTGTGTTGCGAACCGTCGCTTGCCAGTGCGGAGTCAGCCTGATTCGCCTGCGTTTGGCTACAGACTTAACGCCATCATAGATAGCGGCCAGCGGCATTGGGCCTTGTTTTTTCAGCGCAGGCAGGATCAGGCGATCGGCAAAAGTCATGATGTCTCACCTAAAGCCGCGTCGATCATGGCGCGCCATATGTTGTCGGGGAAATAATCGTTTTCTTTTCTATTTCCGGCCTCTAATTGCGCATCGGTCGGCTCCCGCATCGCCTTGATGGCGGCCTGTGCCGCTCCTTCATAATTTACCCACAACGAATCGGAGCTTTTGCCCTCCATTTCAGCAGCGATCGCCCGTGCTACCCGTTCAATGGTCATCCCTCATCCTCCTTCATGGCTGGGCGCGGCGGCAAAACCGTCACTGCACCGCGCGGTAATCCGAAGCGACGCTCAACCTCAGACACAAATGGGCAGACGCAGGCTCGCGGCGTTTTGGCGATGCAGGAGCCGTCGTCCGAATAGCTACATCCCCTGCGGAATGGAATAATATTATCTATCTCGCTCATCGGATTTCCCAAAGAGCATAAATGGCAAGAGTCGTGGCAACGGCTGATAATGAAACAATCGAAAATAAATCGGCGACGCTCATGAGGTCTCCTGTGTTTCAGCTTGTTTTAAAAGATCCAGATGCCATTCCTTGTTCATATCGAATGATTTTGTAGCAGCTTTAAGGAACGTTTCGCGATCAATATCCAGCATTAGTGCTGTACAAGCAGCATCATCAAGATGGTCTCCCATGCGATGGATGATGCGGTCTAGAACACTGTCTGTTGGGGGCTTCATTTGAGAACGTTCCACGCTCTGACAATTGCTAAAGCCTCGGGCACGGATCGCGCCATGCCCCAATAATGCCCCAGCCGCATAGCCTTGGTGGCAAAGCCTTTTTGCTCATGCGTCAGCACGCCATACTTGCTTTTTAATTCCAGCCAGCCGGTGCGGCCATCTTCCAACAGGATAAAGAGATCCGGCGTGCCAGGCTTGACGCCTTCCGCTTTAAGACGCATCGCCACGCTGGGATGCCTTAAGTCACCATTAGGCACCGCTCGCCATTCCAGCTCGGGCCGGCCAAGGAAATCAAGTCGTTCCAGGATCTGGATCTGCAACTGGTGTTCAGGTCGCTTCAAATGCCACCTCTGGATTTCTTGCCGGGTCTGCGGTTAAAAATGTTGGCGGCTTGCGGATGTTCAAGGATACGGCTGATTCTTGCACAAGTGTCTATGTTTGGCTTGCGCCCTTCGCGCAGATGAAACACGAACGACGGATCGCCCATCAGTGTTTTGCCGAATGTACTCGGCGCAATGCTGTGCTTTTCCAGGAAGGTTTCGATTTGGTCTAAAAATTCTGTTGACGTTTGCATAGGGAACACCCTATTCATATTTGCATGGGAGCGCAAGAGCCATGCCCTACAAATATGTTAGTCAAACATCAAGTGGATGGGAAATCAGCCAGGATCCTGATGCATTACCGAATAAACGGTGGCGCATCAAACATGTGGCGTGGGAGACGAAATATTTTGCAACTCATGACGAGGCGCGTGACGAATGTTTCAGGATTTCAGTGGAAAAAATGCGGGAAGGTGTTGCCGCTGGAAATCTTGTGCAGATAGCAGGACCGGATTGGAGCAATCCGATCTTGAAAAGAAACCCCAAGGAGGAATTGATTTTCGATCAGGTTTATCGAAGTTGTTTTGATAAGAAACATCCTCGGCCAACTTTGCTCGATATGTTGAAACGTGCCCGCTGCTTTGTGCTAACTGATGAAATGTCAGCCTTTTTGGCTGATCTTACTTATCAAACCTTTGCAAATCGATATGGAAAAATAAAGCCAGAGCGATTCAAAGTCGTTGGCGGACGTGGAATAGATGAAACACGTCATTTCTCGCGTTTGCCGCACAAGATTACATGGGTGGAATTTTCCGAAACATTTTTCTTAAAAAGAATGCGAGAGCTTTATCTGAATAAAAAGCCAAAATATTCAATTGCAGTCGGGGACAGTACCAACCCAGATGATGTTTCTGATGGGTGGAGAAACGCATGGTTGTGCTGGCAGCATAATGAAATTGAAACTGCATTTAGTGCCCGTATCTGGTCTCTTAACGAGAAGGGCCAAAGCGGATCGTCTCCGGTTGCATTGATGTGGAACACGGAAAGCGGTCCATTGCCATGGCGGCAGATGCCTTTTGTCGTTCCGAACAAAACGATGTCTCCTTCGGAGTGGGTCATGCTGGCCAACGGATATGTTCGGGATAATGTCGGATTCTACAATGTCAGTGGTGAACTTGAAACGCCGGTACACGATGAACAGTCAAAAACAATGCACGAGGCTCAACTAGCCGCTCAAGGCAGATTGCAGTTAATTTTTTCCTTTTTATCAACGCTGAACAAGATTCCTCTGGTCGGTATCCAGGAAGTCAAGCAATCCCGTGGATTTGTTGCCAGAGGGCAATACCGCAGGTTTCTTAATCATTCGATCATTCATCTGAATATTCCAGGCAAGGCGGACCCGTTCAAGATTGCCCATAAGGTAACAGCAGATCTCCGCCGTCGTGCTCATCAAGTCCGTGGCCATTGGCGAGATGATTGGCACAAGCCAAAAGGCAATAAATCCTTGTGGATTGCCGAGCACCAGCGAGGCGACACTAGTCTCGGATTTGTCGTGCACGATTACAGTGTCACACACGAAAAAAATCCCGCCCATTGACGGGCGGGAGTTGCAGGGAGGCAGGTAAATTGCTATGGTTCGGGCGCTGACGTTCGTCGGCTTCCACCACGCTCATGACTTGACCGGGCCTCGTGCCCGGTTTTTTATTTGCCTCGCAATCCCGAAAGCGGTGGATAAGTCTTGCCTGCCTTGACTCGTGCCGGCAACTTGCCTGGCTTATCCGCGGCGACGAATTCCGCGCCGACTTTTTTTGGGATTCCGAGCGTGCTTTTTCCCGACGCTGCGGCGTACATCGCTTTTCGCTGCTGTTGACTTACTGGAGGCACGTTTCTTCCTCCTCTTGACTGGCTTGAATTCACTTTCCAGCAATTTGTAAAGAGTGGATTTTCTGATCATATCATTGTTCCCGGAATGAAACATTGGATAAAAGGACGCCGACTGGAATCGACCTTGTTGTACCATGGCCAGACCACGGTCTTGCCAAGCAAGTTTGGTTCTTTTATCACGGCTTCATCCGGGACATCTACCCAAACCATTTCCCGGCCGTTCTTTTCCCTTGGTATTCGGACCCGATAATGACCGTCATGGCTTTCCCAATCAGGTTCTTCAACGGTTATGCCATCAACGTAAGAGCAACATAGTCCCTTCTGGGATTGCAACCCCTTAAACCATGTATCGAGATCAGGCCTGCCTTTGTCATGAACTAAGACCAGAGCGAGAAACAACAGCAAAGACTTCATTGATAAAGCTCACACCTGGCGCGATATGGCCGTCCTTCTGTCGGCCGGCTATCGTCATCAAGAACAGCCCTCACCAAAAAATCCCTTGCAATGTCACGCAATAAACGGCTGCATAGCCTGCTCATCGAGATCCGACGAATCCTTGCACATTTGCGCAGATACTCCCAATCCCGATCGCTCAACTCGATTTTGACGTACATTGGTTAGTCCATATTTTATTTTTCCACTGTGCCATTTTGGCA